TATTTTTCAAATGGATACTTCGAATCTACTGATAGTGGAGATTTTGTAACTGCCAATTCATATACTGATTTTGATTATGCAGATGATATTAGATCGGTTGATGGTCATAGAAACACTGATATTATTGATATCAGACCAAAAGTTTCTACTTACACTACGGCAGAAGGATCAAGATCGCCATTTGAATTCTATGGAAGAACATTCAACCAATCTGGCAATTCTTCAAGCGTAATTTCTTCAGACGACGCCTTTGACGTAAGTTTCTCATACTATCTCCCAAGAGTTGATAGAATTTTCCTTACTCAATCTGGTAAATTCCAAGTCCAATATGGAACACCATCAGAGACTCTGGAAAGACCATTACCAGTAGATGATGCTATTGAAATTGCTACTGCTATAGTACCTCCATATGTTTATAATGTAAATGATATAAAACTTCAATTCTTAAAGTATAAGAGATATCGCATGTCCGATATCAATAAACTTGAAGATAGAATTAAAAACTTAGAATACTATACGGCTCTTTCTTTACTTGAGGCAAATACTGCCAACTTCTTTATTCCCGATGAAAGTGGACTTAATAGATTTAAGTCAGGTTTCTTTGTAGATAACTTTACCTCACTCAATGCTCAAGAAGGTGCTTTTAGATTCAAAAATAGCATCGATGTCAAGAATAAAGTTCTGAGACCACAACATTATACAAATGCTATTGATCTCATCCAAGGTCCTGTTGTCAATGTTGATACAACTGCTGACCTTTCTTCGACTCAACCAGAAGGTGTAAATATCAGAAAGTCTAGCGATATTATTACATTAGACTATGCTGAAGTAGAGTGGCTGAAACAAACTTTTGCTACAAGATCTGAAAGTGTAACTCCATTCTTGGTAAGTTTCTGGCAAGGTTCTCTGGAATTGACCCCAGCAACTGATACTTGGATTGATACTGTTAGACTTGAAGCAAAAGTTATTGAGACTGAGGGTAATTATGCTGAGACCTTAGCAAGAGCTGTTGAGGAGCAAGGAGTTGATCCCCAGACAGGATTTGCTCCTACTGTCTGGAACGCATGGCAAACTAACTGGACTGGTCAGGATGTCATTGAAACAACCAGAACTAGAACCACTAATCCCCCAAGAGAAGTTAATATCCAAGGGCCTGGTGCCAGAGGAAGAGTTAACAGATCTACAAGAACCGTCAATGCTGATGTTATTGAGGATACTTTCAGAGAGGTTAGAGATACTGGAGTAATGTCCAGGACTGGAAACAGAACAATAATCACCGAACAATTTGATATGGAATCTGTCGGTGACAGACTTGTAAGTAGAGACATTGTTCCTTACATGAGATCTAGAAATGTTCAATTTGTTGCTAAGAAAGTAAAACCACTCACGAAGTTATATGCTTTCTTCGATAATACAAATGTAACTAGATTCTGTGTACCAAAACTTCTTGAGATTTCAATGGTTACCGGAACCTTTGACGTTGGAGAAACTGTAATTGGTACAGTAAGAAACACTGGAACAGGTCCAGTTAATAATAACCCACCAAAAATTACATTCAGAGTTGCTCAATCTAATCATAAATCTGGACCATACGATTCTCCAGATAGAGTTTACAGACAAAACCCATACAATTCACAACCACTTTCAGAATCATATTCAGCAACTTCAACAATCCTGAATGTAGATACTTTCTCACTGGCAAATCAACCTGAGGGAGACTATTTTGGTTATGTTCAGCAAAATATGATTCTTGTTGGCCAAACTAGTGGTGCTCAAGCAACAATTACAAATGTTAGATTGGTTGCTGACATTGGTGCGGACCTCAGAGGAAGTTTCTTCATTCCAAATCCAAACATTTCTTCAAATCCAAGATTTGAAGTTGGTACAAGAATTCTGACATTGGTTAATAGTGAAACAAATAACCAATCAACAGCAACTACAATTGCTGAAGAAGGTTATATCTCAAGCGGAACAATCGAAACGGTACAGGAAAATATCATTTCTGTAAGAAACGCCAACATTCAAAATAAACTCGAATTTGAAGAGCAGTCTGTTGCTAGAACAACGGGAACTCAACTTGTTAATAGTAGAGTTGTTGGTTCAACTCCTGTTGAGCAGAGAGTTAATTTCTGGTATGATCCACTTGCCCAATCATTCTTAGTTGATGACGATACTGGAATATATCTCACAAAGTGTGACATATTCTTCAGAACAAAAGATGATGGAGATGTTCCAGTAACACTTCAAATCAGAACTATGAAGGGCGGCCTTCCAACACAAAAGATTCTTCCTTTCTCGGAAATTACTTTAGATCCAGATCAAATCAATATCTCAGGAGACGGATCTGTAGCTACATCATTTGAATTTGATGCTCCGGTTTATCTGGAAGGAAGAGGAACAGAATATGCTATTTGTGTTGCTTCCAACTCCACAAAATATAGTGTTTATATTTCTAGAGTCGGTGAAAACGATCTGATCAGTGACACATTCATATCCAACCAACCATATCTTGGATCACTGTTTAAGTCACAAAATGCTTCAACTTGGGAACCAAGTCAGTGGGAAGATCTTAAGTTCACTCTTTATAGGGCAGACTTTATTGAATCAGGTTCTGTTGAGTTCTACAACCCATCACTAAAAGAAGGAAATGGTCAAGTTGCTACACTCCTTCCAAATTCACTTGGAATGAATTCTAAGAGGATTAGAGTTGGTCTTTCAACATACTTCAATGAACCAGATTTAGCTCTTGGAAATACTGTTATTCAAGTTGGAAGCAATGCTACTGGCAATTATGTAGGAAGTGCTGGTACAGCAGTTGGAACTTTAAACGTAATTAATGCTGGTATTGGATATACTGGACCATTTACATACACTGGTGTTGCTTTAACAACGGTAACTGGTAATGGTAGAAATGCTACCGCAGAAATTCAAGTTGCTGACGATGGAACCATCGGATTTGCTACAATTTCTACTCCATCTGGTGGTGGATCTGGATATCAAGTTGGAGACGTTCTTGGAATCACGACTATTGGAACAAACAGTTTGGGATCTGGTGTAAGATTCTCGGTTACTTCAATTGGAAGCAGCAGTGAACTCATTCTCGACAATGTTCAGGGAGATTTCTTAACCGGAGTAGGAAACACCATTCAATTTATCAATAGTTCTGGTGTTACGACAACATTACATTACACTAATGGTAGTGTTCTTGGACCCTGGCCAAGACCAACCGAAATTGAAGTTGAAAATGATGGATTACACATCCTCGTCCAACACAAGAATCACGGAATGTATGACGGAGACAATAGTGTTACTATCTCCGGAGCATTGTCTGATGTAAAACCAACCAAGTTGACAGCAGCATATTCAGCAACCTCAACTGGACCTCTTACAGTTGATAGTGGAGTTAACTTCTATAGTTTTGAAAACGTTGGAGTTGGAACTACAAATGCTGGTTATCTTCTTATTGGCGATGAAGTTATTGGATTTACAACTGCCACATCTGGAACCATTGGAGGAACGATAACGAGAGGAAGCAATCCTAAGGATTATCCTGTTGGAACCCCAGTTTACAAGTATGAATTAAATGGTGTTTCTTTGAGAAGAATCAACAAAACACATACTTTAGGAGATGCTACTGTTGCTAATCCTATTGGATTTGATTCATATAACTTGAAAATTGATATGTCAACTAATGGTGTTGATAGAACAGCAGCAGCAGGATGGCCAAAACTCTTTGCTAATACCAAAAAATCAACAGGAGGAAATGGAGTTAAAGCAACTCAAAACATACCTTTTGAAATTATTACTCCTCAGGTTCAGAATATTACCCCACAGGGAACAAATATTACATCAAATCTGAGAACAGTAACTGGAAAGAGCTTAAGTGGAAATGAAATTCCATTCATTGATACTGGATTTGAACCAGTAGCACTTAATACTCCAAATTATTTGACATCTACTAGACTGATTTGCTCTGATATTAATTCCACAAATCAACTGACAGATCTTCCAGGAAATAAATCTCTAAATCTAAGTCTTCAGTTAGCAACGACAGATTCTCGTTTGTCGCCTGTTGTTGATGCTCAAAGAGTTAACGTAATTCTGACTTCAAATAGAGTAAGCAGAATTATTGAAGATTTTGCCTTAGATAATAGAGTTGGTTCTATTGAAGATGATCCATCTTCGTTCCAGTATATTTCGAAAGAAATGACTCTTGAGAATGCCGCAAGTTCAATTAAGATTATAACGGCAGCACACATGAATCCATACACTGACATTAGAGCACTGTATGCGATTGGAAATGATCCTGGTTTTGATCCTATTTTCACTCCATTCCCAGGTTGGGATAATTTGAATGATAGAGGAGAAATTATTAGACTTGAAGATTGTAATGGAAAGTCTGACTCATATGTAGAGTTAATTCAATCTCCAACACCAGGAGTTCCAGATACTTTCCAAGACTTTACTTTCACTAGAGATAATCTCCCAACATTCAAATACTTTAGAGTAAAACTGGTGTTAACGTCCACAAATCAGGCGTATCCACCAGCACTTAGAGATCTCAGAGTTATTGCTCTTGCTTAATTATGGAATATGTAAAAGTAAAGGATCATCTAAATCTAGTTAGAGATCCTAGTACCAATGCCATACTCAATACAAATAAAAATGAGTATGATGAGTATATAAAAAACAGAAACAAAAAACTCTCTGAAAATCAGAGAGTTGAAAAGTTGGAAAGTGATGTTGAAGGAATGAAAGATGATCTGAATACGATCAAAAATTTATTACAAGAGTTGGTAAAAGGATCGAACTAAATATCAATATAAGGAGACATGAGTAAATGGCACAACCATCTACCAGACAAGGTTTAATAGACTACTGTAAAAGGCAGTTAGGATATCCAGTTTTAGAAATCAACGTTGCTGATGAGCAAATTGATGATCTGGTAGATGATGCCATTCAATTTTTTCAAGAAAGACATTTTGATGGAGTCTATCAAACTTTCTACAAGTACAAAGTAACTCAAGACGACATTGATAGAGGAAGAGCTAGAGGAGGAAACTCCACGGTAGGAATCGCAACAACTACAGCAAGTGCTTCTATCACTGGATCTTCAACAACTTCATTTAGTTATGAAGAAAATAGTAACTATCTCCAAGTTCCACCAAATGTGATTGGAGTTACTAAATTATTTCACTTTGATGGTTCAAATACCATTACAAATAATATGTTTAGTGTGAAATATCAGTTGTTCCTGAATGATATTTACTACTGGGGATCTACTGAGTTACTTTCATATGCAATGGTAAAGACATATCTTGAAGATATGGATTTCTTATTGACAACACAAAAACAGATAAGATTTAATAAACGTCAAGATAGATTGTATCTTGATATTGATTGGGGAAGTCTACGTGTTGACGACTATCTGGTCATTGACTGCTATTCAACCCTAGATCCAAACGATTATTCTAGAGTTTGGAACGATTCTTTCTTAAAACCATATCTCACAGCTCTGATTAAAAGGCAGTGGGGAATGAATATGATGAAATTTACTGGAGTCAAACTTCCAGGTGGCGTGGAGTTAAATGGAAGACAAATGTATGATGATGCTCAAAAAGATCTTGAAGGTATTATGGAAAAAATGTCCAACACTTATGAGTTACCACCTCTCGACATGATAGGTTAAGAATATGGCATTAAATCCATTTTTTCTACAAGGTTCAAAATCAGAGCAAAGTCTGGTACAAGATCTTATCAATGAACAACTCCGAATGTATGGAGTGGAAGTTCATTATTTGCCAAGAAAATATATTACTGAAAAGACAGTCATCAGAGAAGTTATTGAATCAACATTTGATGAGGCTCATCCAATTGAGGCATATTTAGAAAACTTTGAAGGATATGGTGATCAGACAACTATTCTTTCAAAGTTTGGCATTCAATCTACTCAAGAAGTAACTTTAACAATATCGAAGGAGAGATTTCAGACGTATATCTCTCCCCTTTTAGCAGGAAAAGATAATATTAAACTTAGCACTAGACCAAAGGAAGGTGATTTAATATATTTTCCTCTTGGTGATAGATTATTTGAAATTAAATTCGTAGAGCATGAGCAACCATTTTATCAACTACAAAAAACTTATGTTTATACTTTAAAATGTGAACTCTTCAGACCAGAAAATGAAATTATTGATACGGATATTGAAGAAATTGATGATTC